CCGATCTAAAAGTACTTTGAAGATATGAAAGTAGTAAGATACTCAAATATTAAGCGTCACCGTAAAATACCTGATTTACGAGATGCTAATATAGGCTTGCATAACGGCATTCCTCTCATGATAGATCTAAATCAACATGCTGATAGGACATATGATAGATGAACGGCAAATTCATAAAAAATCCATATGGATCATATTCAGGTAATGGAAGATTCTTTGAATCTTCATGTGTTCCGCATATAGATAATCAGAAAATTCAAGAACCTGATCCTGCACCTACTCTACTACCAACTCAAAATAGCCCGTTTAATGCGCATGGGCAAGTAATCATAAATGGCATTAGATATGAAGAATCTATTGTGCGTAAATGGGCATCCCTCTTAGATGAAGATGAATTCTATATTGACGCAACACCAAGAAAAACTAAGTTAATTAGACCACCCCTAAAACTAAATATTCCGTATAAGTAATTGAAGGGGGTCTTATGTTGAATAATGGGGACTTGGAAGCTAAATTAACCCGATATGCTCACCTACTATTCTCATGTGCCAATAAGCACGAAGAGAAAGCATCAACATGGCTCAATATAGCGTTGATGACAACAATGATAACTGCAATTTCATTTTTCTACTTCTCAATTAATATAAATTGGCTATTTCTAGTAACTCCAGTAATTGCATTTTTCTGCATCAAGTCTATATTTAATAGGAGCATGTCAAATAAACTATTTGATATGCTTAGATCAGCACATTCTATAAAAAGTGGAGAAACTGTAGATGCTATGTTTGACTATGTGAATTCAAGATACAATCAACAGTAAATAAATATCTGGCAGAGGTGCCTATAATGAGTAACATGGAAAATACATATGTCGAGAATTCTAATGTAGAACTACAATACCCATATGCAGCTAAAGATACAAATCAGAAACTATATCTTGTATTAGGCCCTCAGACAATGACTCCTGCAAATGTATTAAGAATCGATTCGACTGCAATTGTCCCTTTACTATATACATCAACTCAAATAAATCTACTGACTCTTGTTCCAGAGGGAGTCACAATTACTATGAAGGTAAATCCTCAGTTCGAGGAACCACCCGTAACCCCTTAAAATAATAGTTGACGCTAAGATAAGTTTACAGTATCTTATCCTAGAATAGGAGGCTGTATGAATCTTCATCCGTTTCGACACTATATTTTCTACGCCAAGTGCCACTATAAACAGACTGAACTTTTTAGTGATCTCAAGTCAATTCAGTGTGATTATGTCGGATGTAATTTGTCGGCTCACATCACAATTGAAGACATTGTTCGAGTTACAAGTCGAGCCGTACATAGTGTAAGAGGAAATCTCTCGGTCGAAGAGTATGCAGGATTCCTCCTCGATTATGGAAAGGTGTATAAGGGCGGATTCACCTTTGAATACGCTTCACTCCAAGAATCCATCATCCTCGCAAATCTTGGGATTCTGAGACATCTCACTGTAGATGAAATTGCCAGCAGGAACAACGAATGTCTCGGAGAACCTGATTTCACAATTCTACCAAAAGGATATTAATGAATATCCTTTCAATCTTCATACAGAAATTGAGGTTTCTCGTGGCTGAAATCCAGATCAATGGTAATTCCTTTTCGGGAAATAACATCATTGTCAATAACGGACGAGTCATTATAGACGGAAAGGATGTCACTCCTGACCAGAAGGTTATTGACATTCAGGTTCACGGCGATTTGAATTCTCTGAAGGTTGACAATTGCAATACGTGTACTGTTAACGGAGATGTACATGGCGATGTCTCCAGTATGTCAGGAGATATTGACGTTCAGGGATCTGCCCACAATGTCAAATCCATGTCCGGAGATATTGATATTGGTGGATCTATCACTGGAAATGCCAGCACGATGTCTGGCGACATCAAGCATCGCTAATATGCAAAATGATTCCGCACATGTAATTCTGCTCAATATGCTTGAATGCATTGGAATTGACAATCGTAGGCATTTTTGTGTTTCTCATGAAGATACTACTTTGTGTGGAGTTAAGGTAAAAAGTAAGAAAGATCGCATGACCGGATACCATGATGATCATTTCCATTACAATTGCTACAAATGCGATGCGAAGCTCGATGAATTGGCTGATGCTGAAGATATTGAACTAAGGAGTACAAAAAATGTTTGACACTCACAAGTCATATAACGAGAAAAAGGATCATATCTGCTTGTTTGAGTGCATCTATTCAGATGGTGTTGAAACGAGAGAAGGAAAGACGCCCGAATACGTTGTCAAAGGCGCACACGAACCTAATTCGTCAATGTATGCTGATCGCATGAATCAGTTGGATCATGAGAAATACAATCAATCCAAGATCAAGATTTTCGGAAACGTCAGTGATTATTTCGAAGGTCAGACTTTGGAGCAAATCGAGAAATTCATTTGTGAGTATCTCGGCAAAGAAGTGGAATTGTATAGCATGATCATCACTGAAAATAGATCTTCAGGTTATCCAATGTATTGCTTCCGATTCTTCGATCCTAACATGGGATAAACATGAAATTACTTGCACTTGCATTAGCCGCATCTTTAATAACTACTTCCAGTTACAATCGATCTGATTGGATTAGTGCCTCTCAGTGGAAAAAGACACGCGAAAAAATTCTCGCAAGAGATCAGATTGATGGTCATTGGGTTTGCAAATACTCAGGAGCAGTGATAGATACCCGCACTAAAGTAGACATCGATCATGTAATTCCCCTGAAATATGCCAATGAACATGGAGGGGATCAATTCTCTCCGGATAAGAAACACAAGTTTGCGAATGACGATTCTAACCTAGTTTCCTCTTCAGCCCACGAAAATCGCTCAAAAGGAGATGATGGACTTTCACAGTATCTCCCCTCTAAGAACACTTGCTGGTATTACAGACATTGGGATTACATGTCTAGGAAGTATGGAATTAAGTTGAGAGGGGCCGACGCGAGCATTCTAGCCAAAGGATTAGCTTCCTGCCCACACTAAATAAAAACATAGACCAATGACCTGTATAGTAGCAATCAAGAAAGAAAATTCCATTCTACTAGGTGGAGATTCTGCCGCCAGTGGGAATAATCGAATCGTTCAGCGCAAGGATAAAAAAGTATTCAAGCGTAGAGGGATAGGTTTTGGATTTGCAGGCTCTTTTAGAATTGGACAGTTGATTAAATACCAACTCAAAATACCTAAAAGGGAAGCTAATATGTATAATGAGGAATATGTATTTAATTGCTTATTGGGGGAAATAATAAAACTCCTAAAAGCAAATAAACTAGTTAAAAAGAATATGATGGAATGTAATCTACTTATTGCGTATGCGGGTCAGGTGTATAAAGTAGATTCTGATTTCCAGATTGAATTGGTGGAAGATAATTATTCTGCAATTGGAGATGGAGAAGATATAGCATTAGGTGCATTATTTGCATTGAAAGACAATGGAATGACTGCAGAGGAAAAGGCTGAAATAGCATTAACCGCTTCTATTAAGTACTGCACTACTGTTTCCGAGCCTTTCAACTACATCGAAGTTTAGGTTGACTGTATAGAATCATTGACGTATCTTCTAGTACGGAGGTACTCACATGAATCGACTCAGGCTCACATGGAATATTCTCAAGCAGGCTTGGGCGATGCTCACTCATCGCTGTTCCAAGGACTGTACTGAACACGACCATCTCGGATATTGCTTCCGAGAATGCAATGTCTGCAACCGTTGTTGGGAGCAATAATATGAAACTCTATCAAATCTACATCTACAACAATTACGAGGACCGTGAAGCCAAGGAGACGATTGCGATTGCGACGACTCCTGAGAATCGCGATGAAATCGTTGAGATCTTCAATCGCTACGTAAGCATGTTTCCTAACCTCAACGAGAAGTGGCGTGAAATTCTCACTCGTAGCAATGCGGCAATTCACGAATCGGTCGAGTTGTTTCCGAAGCCGAAACCAACCCGCCATCCGCTTCAGGCGGCAACTACCTCCACAGTAGAATTGATTCAGTATCGCAAGGAACAACTCGAAAAGGGAAATGTCGAACAGGCACAGGCCGTTCTTGACGAGATCAACGAAATCAATGAGCTGAATTATCGTATCAATAGGTACAATCAAGGACTCACCGAAGAATACCAAGCGACTTGCGACGAAAACGATAGGAATCGAGACAAATACGTCTATTCCAAGCTGACCGAGCAGGAACATGAATTCATGCGAGAAGTACAGAACATGCCATTTAGCGATATTGGGATTGGCTGGGACGAAATCGAATCCGATACTTTTTTCACGGCTCCACATTTCGAGCATCTGGTGAATAAGCTGGCTCTGAGCCTGCATAATCTCGGAAAGGCTTAATCATGGGAATCAATGTTAAGCCTGCATATGATTTGCTGGAAAAGTATTTCGGGAAACAGACCGGAGTACCTTTTTATCCTGATTGGGCTTTGTGTTCATGGAAAGTCAATGATGATTTGTACATTGACCATGTAATCTGGAGACAGACTCTGAGATTGTACGCATTCAACAAGAAATTCAGAATGCATGCAGATTCCAGTCAAACTTCGACACAATCTGTAATCCTTGCAGAAGCTCCAATTGCGCAGGTCAATGAATTCATTGAGCGTGTTCTCACGATCAGGTCTGCACTTGAAGGATTTCATCCAAGACATCCGGTTGACGGCTAATATCTGGAGAAGTTAAAAAATGTAAATCGCACACGCATAGGATAAATAATCCTATGAGAATATACAAAACAACCAATACAGTAAACAACAAAATCTATATTGGACAGACAACTTTAACTAGCAATGCAGATTATCTAGGGTCTGGTAACCTAATCAAAGCTGCTATTAGAAAATATGGAAGGAATGCATTTGTCAATGAAACCATTGAAGAATGCAAAACTCAAGACGAACTTAATGAACGAGAAAAGTATTGGATAGCCTACTACAATTCCACTGATTTGCAAATAGGATATAACTTATCTAAGGGCGGCGAATTTACAGATCCTAGTAAGTATCGCGGTGCGGCTTCATATCTAATGAGAATGAGTGAAGAAGAAAGAGAAGCACACTTAAACAAATACCGGAGAGGTGAAAATTTCTGGAAATCAAAAGGAATATTCACCGAAGAAGATAAACAGAAATATCTAGATGAGCGATACCCTATGCTTGATTGGAAGAATAGATTTCAAAGTCGAGATGAATATCGAGCTTGGGTCAAAACTACTAATAGGGGCGCAAACTTCAAGACTGAAGAATATCGTGAATCTATGAAAGGTAGAAATAACGCAATCTTCCGAGGTAAGACTGAAGAAGAGATAGAACAATGGCTAAATGAAAATAGAAGAGGCGAAAATTCCTCAAGCGCCAAATACGAATATACATTAGAAAGGCCAGATGGCTCCATTATTAAGACAAGATGCCTCTCTGCTACTTGTAAAGAATATGGATTCAATTTACATGTATTGCGGAAATTAATGGAATTAGACGAAGGACTTAGATCTGAATATGTTCCGAGAGAAAAAGAGTATCTTGGTTGGAAGGTGTCTAAAAAATTAGTTGACGGCTAGTAGATATGCGTGTATCTTAGCAGTACACCACTAACAAGGAGAACATCATGGCTCATCTCATTGAAAAGACCGGAAAGCATTTTGCAAATGGTTCCGTCTATCTCCTCTACACCGAAGATGGATTTCCAATCGAGACGACTGATACGTTCTTGCCTTTCTACACTAAGGATGCCATTGGGAGGAAGCAGAACTCCCTCGACAACGGAGATCTCGGAAGCAGAGATGAACGATGGATGATTGGAGTATCTGTCGGAAGTGGATGTCCCGTTCGTTGCAAATTCTGTGCAACAGGGAATCTCAAAAAGTTCCGCAATCTTACTGCAGAAGAGATTGTTGCTCAAGTTGAATTCGTTCTGGCGAAGAACCCTGATCGAAATCCTTCGAATTCTAGGGAATTTAAGATCAATTGGACTAGAATGTCTGATCCCTTCTTGAATATCGAGAATGTTCGACTGGCAATTGCAATGATCTCGGAGAAGTATCCGAATACCCATCACTACATCTCCACCATTGGAGTCAAGGGTGCGGACTATTCGTGGATCAAGGGAAATATCACTCTTCAGGTTTCCCTCCATTCGCTCGAAAATGATCGTCGCAATGATCTGATCCCATTCAAGAATAAGGTGACCATTGAAGAACTCGGACAGATTCGCACTCAGTCGAATCTCAAGACCACTATCAACATGACGCTAGTGGACGAGGCCGATTTCGACATTGAGAAGCTCAATGCGTATTTCAATCCGAAGTTCTTTTTTGTAAAGCTGAGTCCCATTAACAAAAATAGCATTTCCGAGGCCAATGGAATGGGTGATGGAATTATTGAGGCGCACAATCTTGTCTAACAATAATGAAGTGAATCCATGGGTCAAGTTTATTCTAGTTTTGCTAGTATGCTTGATCCTAATTCTTAGTGGATATTCACCCCATCATCATCTTCCATAGCTAGGAGGCGCGTTATGGATCTGGACTCTCTGAATTTCTACATCTCGGCGCTCTCTGCACATCGCAAGGCCGGAAAGCAGGACTCGGCATTCCTCGAAAAGCTCAAGAATCTGTATCTCCTCGATCAGATTACAGGGGAAGTCTACGAGATGCTCGTTGAGATCATCAAGAAGGCCGGAGGGGAGGGCAAGAAGGCAACATTGACCTCCAAGGCGAATCCTAACCCCTCCTCGTACACTAGCGTCTCTGACGGCTCCTGTGAGTCTTCTAGCAGGAGTCGAGGATGTGGTGATCCTGAGCCTCGCAAGCCTCCTACTGGATCTTGCGGGAATCATCAATCGTCTTCGTCCAATGGAAGGTGCTAAATGAATCTTTTTGGACATGAAGTTCCAATGAAGATCGTTCCATGCACTTATAATGGAATCGAGCAGAAACCAGATGGCGATAATTACGTCAATCTTTATGTTCGACTCACTGATTCATGCAATGCCACTTGTTCATTCTGCGAATTCAGAAATCACAGTCTAACATCTTTTGATTTCTACAAGTTCTATTATGTTCTCAATGAATTGAATAAGCAAGTACGAATTAACAAGGTTAGTTTCACTGGAGGTGAACCTACCATTAAATGGGAACTACTGAATAAGTGTCTTAAACTGGTGAAGAGTGTTAATGAAAAAATCTTCACAGTAGTCAATTCTAATGGATTCATGCTAGAGAATGTGAATTTCGAATATCTAGATTCGTATGCACTGTCGAGGCATGGATTTGATCTTCAGAATAATGAGATTTTTGGATGCGACGTACTATATGATGAAGAATTACATAATCTAGCTCAGACTATTAAGGATAAGATTCATCTTTCATGTAATCTGATCAAGGGATATATCGACAGTGAAAAGGCAATGTACGATTTTATCAATCACTACTCCAGACTTGGATTTCATGAATTTGGATTTGTGAGTTTGATGAAGGTGAATGAATACTGTAGGTCGAATCACATCGACTTCATGAAGCTCAAGTTGGATCTAATTCCGAATACTCGAAGGGTTTGCACCTTCAACGATAAGCAAGCCTGTTTTTGCGCCAACTATCACACGTTTGATGAAACAGGTGAATTGAATAGATGGTATGCAAGACATTACTGCGACCAGACAAAAGCAGAGTCCAATCTGGTCTTTGATATTGACCATCTCAAGATCGGCTTCAACGGCGAAACGATTCTCGCATAAGTGGTTGACTAAATATCGATAGTCTAGTATCTTAATCTTGACTCATAGGGGGTCGGGATCAACTCAAACAAGGAGAGAGACAATGGAAAAGATCAAGCAGGAACTGGAGCAGGCCGGATACAACTTCGCAGTGGCGATTGCCACTGATGCAGAGGTGAAGGCGGGGGCCGCATGCGGTCAGATGGCACTGATCGTGGAGCATGAAGCCAAGGACTGATTCATTACGAACTGATGAATTCATAGGAGCAGGTTAAAAAACTTGCTCCTTTTTTGTTTAATAGGAGATAATCATGCGCTGTGACAATGATATGCTGGTATTTGATACAGCCAAGGAAGTTGCACCTCACATTCGAGATGAAATGTGGAGGCGTAATATTAAGTTCTTCAAGATTGAAGAAGAATTGAAGAACGGTCCAGATGAATTTGAAATGAAAATTATCAAGTTCCTCCGTAGACGACATGTACCAGATAATCAACAGTGCTATTTCGAACCTGAATATCTAGGAGGTTAATGATCATGAATAGGTACAATCTAAAATGTTCCGATTGCAAGGCAAAGTCTGCAGATTGCGCATACGGTGATCTTGGAGGCACAGAATCATGCAAAGATGCAATTGAGAATTCACTCCGAAAAGATAATATGCTGGAATACTCGAAAGAGCGTATTGTCGATGCTATTGACTATCTTGAAGATTTCAAGACATTTGCTAAAAATCGAATGAAAGCATTACAAATTCAATTAGAAGAGATTAAGGGATGTAGTGGATATATTCAGAGATGCGATTTCGTCAAAATTGAAATTGACGAAGTATATCAATATGATGGCATTCAAGTCCTCATGCAATTTGGATTTTATGATAGTCATTCTGATGCACTAATTCTATCACTCGACACAATTACACTCCCTGATGCTGAATGGGAATCCTATTGCAAACTTCATATTCAATCGGCTATTGATAGAAAGAATGAAAAAGCTCAACGAGATAATGAAAAAGCCAGAGAAGATAGGATGGCTCAATACGTGAAACTTCGAGAAGAATTCGAAGCTGGTTGACATATCGAGGTCGTTGAAGTATCTTACCTCCATCACTTCAACATGGAGGTAAGAATGGAAACTC